GGGATTTCAAGCAGTTGGAAAATGTCACCATTAGCAATGGTAGCACCTGCAGCAATCATAGCATCAATATCTAAAATTGCTTCAACAGTCCGTACAACGTTACCAACTACTGTTGGAACAGCAAGAACGTTTGCTCCAACACCAGCAGTATCAACGGAAGTCATATCAAAAGTAGCCATAGTTTATATCCTCCCTTACGCTGCGTTATAACGAGCAGTGACGATTGCTTCTGGACGAAGAATCTTCCTACCGTATAAATGCATACCACGAACAATGTCAGCAAAGCTGTCAGGGTCACGATATGTTTCTGTCTTATTGATTTGCTCCGCAGTAGCTACAGAGGAATCGTGTCCCGCCATAATTACTCCGAGGTTAGTCAGTTGGTTTGCGGTTCCTGCAGTTCCCGGTCCAGTGCCTAGTGCTGGCAGATTGGACGAAGAGTATACACGAAAGCCATGAAAGTTGCTTACGGTTAGACCGTTACGCAGTCCACCCGAATCACCGAAGTCTGCATTCATGAAGCGTGAATCTTCATCAGCAAGAATTTCCATGAATACTGGATCAACTACCAGCCAGCGACCTTGTGAGTCAACTTGCTGTTGGTCAAGCAAACGCTTCATACGAGCAATAATCATTGCAGGAGAAACAGTTGCAGTTGGCAACGAAGTAGCACCCGGCATACGTGCAGTCACAGGAATTGAGTGAGTGCCAGCAGAGGCAGTAGTGATGTTACCAAAGTCACCTTTGTGAAGCTGCATAGAAGAAAGCAATTCATTACTACCTGCAGTTGAAACAGCCTTAGAGCCATTAACTGTAGTGTTAAGTGTGTCAGCTTTGCTGTGCAAAGAGGACTGCTTATAGCCAGCCATGTAGCCAAGAACTTCTTGGTCATGGTTATCTGCCAAACGATATGCTGCACGGTTAGATGCAAGGTCCATGAAATTAATGTGGCTGTGAGCCTCTTCAATATCGTCCATCTTGAAAGCAAAGTAATTCGCTTTGTCAATGACTAATGAGAAATCGGCGTCCTCTAAATCCTGCGCTGTGACATTTGTGCCACGTGCATATTCAGATACTGAAATCTCAGGTTCTTTAATGATCTTGACTGTATCGCCTTGACCAGAAATTTCCCCCATGTAATCGGAGTTAGTGATGTCACCAACAACAGTTGACTTGCGGAACGCAAGCTGTACCTGTTTGCTGTAAATGACTGGGCTAAAATTACCATTAGGTAGATTTCCATAACCCGTAGCTGTCGTAAATGCCATTGTAATATCCTTTGCATTAAGACACAGATACAAACTTAAATGTATTTAATGAGGCTAATTCTTTTGGGTAACATTTTATAGAAAGTCGGCCAACCTTCTACACAACGGGCCAGAGATATTAGGTAGTCGTTAGAACTATTCATGTTTGTGAAGTTAGCTTAACGCAGGTAGTCCTAAAGTGAGGGGGCTGCGTTAAACCTATTGTATATAGTTATATTCTTTAAACTTGTATTGTCAAGTCTTTTATCGTGCGCTACCAGAAATATCGTAAATAAAGTTACCAGTTCTAATAGCTTCCATGATTTCGTCTTGGTGTTTCTCATATTCTTTGCTAGTCATTTTGTTTACACGTGATTCAGACATCTTACTATTATTAGATGTAGCATCAGGTTGACTACGACTATTACGAGTATTAACAGACTTAGCGGCATCTTTGCGCTTAGGTTTTTTATTACTAATACCCATGTCTGCTTTGTACAAATCAATAGCACGGGAAGCAGCACGTGCATCATTCTCATTTTCATATAGTGCATCTTGAACCCATTTAGGTTGTTCTTCTGCCCAGTTATGAAATTGATCACTATCACGAATGTTACCAAAATCAGGGTGATCTTTTAATAGCTCAACTTCAGCACGTTCACGTGTGGCTGACTCTCGCATTTCATCAATTTCTTTTACCCGATCTTCTAGGCCAGCCTGTTGCTCACGTGCTTTTTTAATAGCAATGGTTTCAACAATAGCAGCTACATCAGGATACTTACTTGCCCAAGCATCAATGTCTTCATCAGACTTTGGCAATTGCATTTCTTGTTCGGTGCTTTGTTTAAGCTGAGACTCAAGGGCATTAATACGTTGCTCTAAGTCTTCTTTAGCTTTCTGCGATCCCCTACGTAGATCAGCATATCGTTTCTTATAACTCTTCTCTTCTGCATTTGTAGGTTCATCTTCTACTTGTTGTTCTTCGCTTTCACGGTCTGCTAACATCTGTCGTAGTTCTTCTTCGTCTTCTTCTACACGTTCTTGCACTCGGCTCTTACGCATTACCATTGACTTAGGTTGTTCTTTTGTTAGTACTAATTCGTTTTCCATTATAGTTCCTATTTACTGGGGCCACCGTAGCCTGTGTTTTAGGGGGGTGAGTAGCCAGTTCTAATTAACTGTTTAACGTGTAGCTAATCCACGTTTCTTTTTAGTATTACTTATTTTAGCAGGGCTTGGTTTGCGTGTCAAGGGCTTTTTACTATTTTTTGATAGTAGTCCTCCTTTGTACATAGAATAACTACCGTCTCCGCCTTCACGTGCAATTTCTTCTGCTGCACTTTCGCCGGGACCACCGCCATCAAACATGTCTACTAAACTAGTAAAGCGTCCCGTGTTTCCTTCTGGGTCTGCTGGTACGCTATAGGATTCTCCATCTTCATTTTTATTATAGCGTTTACCTTTCTTAACTACTTGTTTAGCTGTAGGTTTTGCTGGTGTTGTAGACTTGGGTTTAGGTTTACTTTTAGTTATTCCCGGTCCTGTATAATCGTCACCAATTTCACCTTTACTATTAACAGAAGACTTTTTACCAAATAAATTGTTTACAAACCTTTGTCCATCAGCATCCATAAAGACAGTCTTACCACCCTTACTTCCCGGTTCTTTTCCATAACCAGCATTTAAATCTCTAAGTTTAATTACCTTACCTGTTTCAATATTCTGCAAGACACCTTCACTTGATCCATTCTGTCCAGAAATTTTACCAATAGCTATGCCACCAATAGTACTTCCTGTATAGCCAGATTTCTTTGCATCGGATATAGCTTTTTTAATTTTTCTTTGATTACGTGGTGCCTGTAGTTTTAATGCACTATCTTGAATACTGACTATTGATGCATTGTCTTGTGCAATTTTTCTTTTACGTGATACTACCGTAGATTTTTTTATAGGTTCAATTTGCCTTGCCTCATCAAAAGTAGTATCAGGTAAATCAGGATCAATTTCATTTCCAAAAGGATCATACTTTTTACCTTTTTCACCTGCGAATTTTTCAGGACCGGGAATAGTAACTGGATTAAGTCCACCAAATGCAGCACGTTCATATGGTGTTGTGCTTCCATAAGGGCTACTACCTAATCCTTCAGGTATTGCATCATATCCAGAAGCATTGTATGTAGCAGAATCAAACCCTTCATCATCATCTGTGTACGGTTGAGTATACCCAGCATCTGAAGTAATAGATAGTTGTTCTTGTATTTGTCTACGTCTATTGTCTATACTTTCTTGCATATCAGGAACTAAGCCTAAAGCTGTATTTCCTCCATCGGTATATGTTTGATTCTCAACACCATACCCTTGACTTGCAGCTTGGGATGCAGCATCAGATGTACTTGGTCTTGGTTGCTTAATATCACTAGCAGGAATTTGCTCACGTGGATTAGGTAAGTTTTGAAATTCGTTTTCAAATGATTGCCCTGTACGTTGATTTTCAGTTTCGCCAGTTACAAAATTACGAACATTTGTAGCAGCATTTTTAAAATCCTGCCCTATAGTTCTACGTGCTGCTGCTGCTGCTTGATCAGCTTGTACAACTAAATTACTAGGCTCGTAATTTTTTGGTGCTTTCCCTTGCGAATGTCTTTCAAAAGGAGTAGAAGCCATATTTTCTTGTTGAGGTTGCCCAAACTTTTCGTAACGTGGCTTGCCCATGCCTGTAAATTCATTAGAATTGAGGCTTGCTGCGCCTAAACCAGTATATATATTTTTACTTATATCGGCTAAAGGCTTAACAGGACTTTCTGGCAGTAATGGAATGGGACCAACATCTGGAGCGGGCAGGATACGATTTTTTTCAGTAACATCAACACCAGCATTAATCTTAGCAACAAGTGCAGCATATTCTGGTGACATTACCTCTGAAGCGGGAAGTGTCTGATCATCAACACCTTCAAGACCAGTAGGTGCAGCAGGTATTGCAGAAGTCATCTGTGCATCTACGCCTGACCCTGCAGTACTGTACGGACGATTTTGGTTTTTTACTACGTCATAACCG